TCTGCTGGTGAAGGCTTTGGATTTAAATAGTCGTATGCAATATGAGTTTTTTCTGGCAGCTTCTCTAATGCATCACCTAATAATCCTTGCCAGAAGTTTGTTATAAACTCAGCATGCTGATGAGTACAAAATATAGGCGTTTTACCTAGTTGATACATAAGTTGACCTTTGTGAAAAAAGCCAAATATAAAGTTATGTTTTTGATTCATAAGTCCTCATAGTCGTAGTTACGTCTTACATCTTCTCCATGAAACTCTATCCAGGTTGTAGAATCTCTGTCTGCTAACCTGGAATAGAATGCTTCACCAAAGATACCCATTACTTCACCACGTTCCATATTAGTCGTGATGATGAACGGCCTCATATTTCCGTGCCGTTCAGAAATCAAATACATCAACTGCTCTACTTCGAACTGTGTTGCAGTCTGTGATTTATCTGATTTAAGTTCGTCAATGAACAAAAGATCTGCATGGATTGCAGGGCGTAAGAACTGTTCCATGTCTTTTATAGTCTCGTCTTGAAATACGCCCCGCATTTTTAGAAGCCAATTGTACCAGCGTTTAATCATCACGCTTTTACCATCAGCATAGAATTGTTTAGCAATAGCTACTGCTAAAGTGGTTTTACCTGTACCAGGAGGACCAGAAAGTATTAAGGAGTATTGTTTCTTAATATCATCATAAAGATCCCATGGTGTTCGATCTAAGCCTTTTAGGAAGTTGTAGTTATCGATATTGTTAAGTGTGAAGTCTGCATGTTTCATAACACCAGCTTCCTGCAGAAACTCCATTAGCTTTTGTTGTTTCTGTTCTTCACTAGTCTTAACTTCTAAGAATCTTACTTTCTCTACACCATCCTCAATAACCCATTCAAATGGACGATCAGTAGTTTCTTCGTAAGTAAGCATTCCTTTATCTCGTTTACGAGCCGAGTCTCTGCATCTTTTGATTAAGGTCAACAGATAATCTTCTGCCGATTGTTTGCTTACTGTTTCTTCTTTGGGCTGCTCTATAGTTTTCTTCTTTTCTTTGATTAGTTGCTTTATGTCTTCCAAGTTCTGTGTTGTTGTAGAAGTCATCAAATTTCTCTTCAAATATGATTTCAGTACGTCTTGCCCAATCGTAATACTTTGCACCTTTGGGAAATTGTTTAGCCACATATTCAGCAACAGCGATAACAGCATCTTCAGAGTATGAGTTAAACAATATAGATAGTCTTTTTTTGGTTAAGTTAGTTAATCTATATTTTCTCTGAAGAATAAGACTAATCTGTTTTATAATATTATATATATTATTACTGCACTCGTCTGACATAAGCGTTTTGGTGGTAGCCCGAACTGATGTTCTTAATGCGTGAGGACTCGCAAAAGGCTACCAATTCAGGTTACATCAATGCTGATTTAAGTTGACCAACATAACTCATAACTTCCTCTGTTTGTTTGCTATCGAGTTCGTTGGCAATTTCTTGGAAGTCTGAACTGTTTACAAGTTCCTGTAACTTCTCATAACTAATGCAAGCAGATGCGTGCATCCTGGTTGCTAGATTCTGTACGATTTCGTCACTAGAATCATGAGTAGGAATGCTGTCAATGCTATCTGTTTTTGCACTTTCTTTTGGTGTTTCAACTACCTTCAAGTGGTCTTTTTTTTTACCATCTTGTTGTGCAATAGCATTAGCTACTTCAAAGGCACTAGCATAGGCATCTTCGATACCAATACCCATACATGCCAAAGCACGACCGATTGCAGATGTTTCTGCATTTTCTACATAGCTAGTTTTGTTGACGAATGACTGTTTATCATCACGCCTTTCCCATGCCAAACCTGATGCTAAAACTAAGTCTTTATCCATGTCATAGACAACAGCTTTAACCAATACTTGTTCATTATCTGTATCCCACGTTTCAATAAACGTATTAATGCCCAAGTGAGCATAGTCAGGATTACCACGGAAGTGTTTAATACGCTCATGAACTTCTGCGTATTGTTTACCTTTGATGTTGGTTGTTTTGATCTTTGCGTTACTCATCTTTCTTACCTTTCTTTGCACTTAGCGTTCTGTAAGGTTCACCTACTTTAAGGACATCCTCGTACACATCTGGGTACTTGGATTTAAGGAGCTTGCTATCAACGGTCTTTCTTCCGCTTCGATAGCGATACTCATACAACGGATTACCAAGGTCATCAGTTACGACTTCTGCTGATCCGATTGTGATCTTGGCTTGAGTTCGTAACTCTTTGGCCTTTGTTTTAAGCTCGGTTGCAAGTGAATCCAATTTACTTGCTTCCTCCACTTTCTTCTGGATCGCATCAGTAATAATGATTGAACCACCTGTTTCTTCTGGTGGATGAACCAATCTAAGATCCGATTCACAAGTCGCTTCTGGTCTTTTGTCTTCAATGACATGCTGCCTCCAGAATTGTTCTGCTCTCATTTTGAAGAGATCTATATCATTGAGTACTTCTTCTCTGTATATAGATCGATGAACTAACTTCTGACCGCCTAGTAGGGCGAAGATATGCCATGCTTCTGCTTTAGAACAAGCATTCAAAGCTGCAATACCTTGCCAGTAATACCATGGTGGAACATTATGCTCGTCCCATGATTTGGCTTGGTATATGCCTTGGTTCTTGATCTCTGCAATATCACCACTTGGCACAATGCGACCATCCAGATGCGCGTATAAATACTCATTCGCCCAATAGGTCTTTTGATCTCTGCGTACTTTGACTTCTGGGAAAAAGTCTGGAATAGCACGAAGGATTGGTTCTTCTAAGTATGTACCCCAATACACGGATTCTTTCTCAGAAAGGTCCTCTGGTTCTACACGACCAGTTTTCTCGGCCCAAAGATCCACAAGGGTTTTATACTTAGAAGATTGCATAAGGATAGGAGCATCCGATGTCCCTATACCTTGCAATCTGGCTTGTTTGTCATCAGCTGCGAATGCTGTTTTCATCATTCCTCTTACTTAAAAATTGTCTTACATCCAAGAGACTGCGATCTCGCTCCAAACGAGCAGTCTCTAACCTTTGATCAAAGTTATGAAAATCCTGAATCGCTATCCGCAGTTGACGTACTTCAAGCGTGAGTTCCTTCAAGGTGTCTAAGAAGATCTCGCTTTCGTTCATTCAACATCTCCATGGCTTTTGCTGTAATCTTTGGATTACGTCTTCTTCCAGCCAATACCTGAGATACATATGGCTGAGTGTATTCCATGTCATTAGCGACTTTCTGTATCTGCACTCCGTAAAAGTGCATCTCATCTCTAAGTGATTTAAATTGCCGTTCCATAGCTCCTGTTTTTAAAAGTTGACTTCCAATGTTGTTCTGTTACATTACATGTACAGACATGCTATGTACTGTAAGCGTAACACGTACTCTTGTCAACAAAAAATTTATGGGATCACAAAAAGATGTACTAGGTAGTTGGTCTAGACATACTCAATTGTCTTGGTATGGAAAACCTTTATGGGGAAATAAAAATGAATAACGGCAAAGACTATAACTACGATAAAGGTGCATGGGTTATGAAGCACCCACCACCAATTGGACTAAATAGAATTTTTGCAAAAAAATCTAATAAACGAAGCCACACTTTTAAGCATCCACCACCTAAATGACTCATGTAAGCCTCAGTCCCGATAGACAGGGCTAAAAATTGAGTCGGGATCAGTTCAATTACCTGATCTAAAACAAAAAACGGCAGGCCGACCTGCCTTATCAAAAACGTGAAAGGAAATATGTGGGAACCTAATTTAGATGATGTACTAACTAGACTTAAAAATCACTGTAACATACATACTGATACGGAAATCGCTGAACGACTGAATATGTCGAAGCAAGAATTACATGGATTTAAGAAACGCAACAGAGTCCCGTATCGGCATATCATGCATTTATGTCACGAGGAAACAATGTCAACTGATTATTTATTATGGGGCAAAGGTGAAAAACTAGCTGTAGATGATACATATGGCATGGATGCCAAGGATCAAGAAATCCAACGTCTACAGACTGAAAATGATCGGTTATGGAAACTGGTTGAAGGATTTCAAACAGGTAAAATCAATGTCTCGGAAGAAGCAGAAGTATTGGGAAGATCTTAAACGTAAGGTCATTGTAGGTCGTTTTTATTTAGGCAAACTACGTAGGATTGACCTCTGCTCTTCTGAAGATCTTGATTATAAAAGAACTAAACAAGGTCGGCGCAAACGCACCGCACAAGAAAAGGAGAACTATCTTGATGCACTTTATGAACATACTCTTAAATCTTTGTTGGAACCTGAAGAGATTGCTGCAGCTGGTCCATCTATTAAAACAGCTGCACAAGATTTTCTTGACTCTCGCCAAATAGCTGACAAAACCAGGATAGGTTACGTTGAGACTCTGAATTATTTTGTCAAGCATACTAAAAACATTCCTATTGCGGATCTAAAACCTTGGCATTTAACAACCTTTGCCAATCGTTATAGATCTATTGGACATAAAGCATCATCGATCAAAGAGTATCTAAATCGTATTAGATCATTTGTACGATGGTGCTATGATCAAGAGTACATACATCGTGTACCTAAGTTTCCTAGAATCGACCAGGATCATAAAGAACCTCAACCTTATACATCAGAACAGATTGATCTCATAGAAGACCATATTAGGCAATATGAGAACAATACGATGTTAAGATGCTTTATGATGCTGAAAGAAACTGGAATGCGTGTAGGTGAAGTCCATGCATTGCCTTTAAATTGTATCGAAAAGCAATGGATCTTGATTAAACCTCAACCACAGATTGGATGGAAACCTAAGACGAAAAGAGAAGATAGGGTGCCGATATCCAGCAAACTGAGGACATATCTAGATTCGGACATAAGACCAAAACATCATGTTTGGTATCTAGACAATGATGCTGGATATCAGCATTACGATCCATCATATATAATGACGAAATTTAAAAACATCAACCGCAAACTTGGTATTGAGAATAGTCAACCAACGCATGCATTCAGATCTTCATTAATCAACCGTTTGCTATCGCAAGGTGTCGATCTGTCTCTGGTGATGTCGATTGTTCGTCACTCTGATTCTTCGATAACGATGAAGCATTACGTTCAGAAGAAAGCTCTTCCTTTACATGCTGCTCTAGATCTCCTTTAGTATAACGTAAACACGTTAAAGCAAATGTCAGGTCTGACAGTTTCTCAATTGCTTTTTCATGTTCCTTCTTCTCGTCACATAATTTCTTATACAAAAAGTTAATCTGACTAGAAGTCAATACAACGTATTCTTGATCTGGTTTTATTGTCATAACTTTGTCAATTGGATGCAGCATATTGCTCATATTACCAAATGCTCAATACGCTATGTTATTGATTTTACTGACAAGGAAGTGATTCCAGGATTTCAAGATCAAAGTCCAGGTGTCTTGATATTATTACGTATTTCCTGAAAATCACGTTCCATTGTCAATATATTGCTAATTAACGACTAAGCAAGTTCAACGACATCTTCATTCACAGTATCTACTGCATTGATGTCTTCAAACTCTGCATCACATACCATGTCACATAAGGTTGTGAGCTTCTGAGAACGCTGCCATAAGCTATGTGGATTGCTGTAACGCTTAAACACCTCTGTATAAGCATTATTCAATGACCACAAGGTCTTAGGCTTAAACGCATCATGCCTTGGCTCATAGAACTCTTTCATGACAATCTTGATCTTGTCAGAAGTAATCACATTCCTACGCATTGACTCACAAACAAAGTGATCGACTGTAGCCTGATCTTCTAAGTTCATTGGGTCATACTCGCCAATCTGAATCTCTGTTGTGTTTTTGTAGAGATCAATGCGCTCATTGTTGACCTTCTCGAACTTAGCAAGCTTACTGATTGCATTAGCAAATCTTGGCTTGATACGATCCCAGATGTTGGTTGTGTGTTTGACACGTATGCTAACTTCACCACCAAACATAAGATTACTACATACTGTCACTCGTTTACCGAGTGCAGCAGATGCAGGAAACTGTTTGTCATGTGAGTTACGGAATGCAAGGAATGAAGTATGTTCTGGATGAATCAAATCAGTCTGACATTCTACAATGCCAAACATTCTTTGATGTTCATGCGATGTACCGAACATTGGATTACTAAGCTCAAAACCGAAGTTTGTAGCTTCTTCTGCAATCAGATCATAAACATCATGATGTGCAATAGGCACATGAGATCTGGTTGGTGCAGGCATCATTGATCTAGTTGCTTTTAGATCTTCATACGTTAGTTCAGTACCAAGATATACATAGTTATTATTCATATTCACCATTCGCACAATTGATTAATGTTTGCTGAACCGATTCCACAATATCTACAACTTTAGAAGCTTCCTCTTTAGTTGCATTGAATGTTTCATATCCATAATCATCAAATGATGTAATTGAAAACCAATCATCTTTTGTGATTGTTTCAATATCACTAAATGATGTTATGTCTTTATCCGTAGCAACAAGGTAGATATTCATACTTTATTCTCTTCTAGGATTTGATTCAGTTCTTCATCTGTAGATGCAAACGTATCTTCATCTACTAATTCCGGGTTTTTTCCGTAGTAATCTACTTCATTGATAACACCTCCTTTCTTCATATATTCGTCTGTAGCCAATGCTATTTCTTCAGACGTAGGTTGATGACCCCATTGGTCAGGACGTTTAAATACAATAGGTTTAGAACCATAGGGTCTTTGTCTAAATCTAAGATTGTCTTTACCCATCGTTTTCTTCTTCTAAAGGTTCTTTAAAAATAGCTATTAAATGCGCAACATTATCTCCTACACCACATTGAATAGCATCAGAAGATATTACTTGATCTACAAAACCCCAATTAGTATGACCAACTAATTCTTCACATGCTGAGTCTATAGTATCGCTTACATACTTATCTCTCATTTAGTCTCCATATATGTTTGCCAGTCTTGTTGAAAAACACCTTCATTGGTTTTGTATAGTTTAGTTAGATATTCAATAGACCAATCTACTAAAACGTCAGAATCTGCTTCTTCAGTCAAAGCATAAACTAACTCTTCAATACGCTCGTCTGTACTTTCGATAGCTGCAGGAATATGACTATCATCATGTAGTGGATGATCCATATTAAATTTTACTAGAATGGGTGAACAAAAT